GTGTCAGCGTAAGAAAGCAACCCATAGTTTGCGTTAGAAACTGGGTAATACCAAAATGAAATAGTAAAATTTCCAGAACCGAAGTCACCACCAGAAGCATTCGGGCCTGTCAAATAATCCCCAGTACCATCAAAATACCCACTTCCGCCTACTACGCTAGTGCTGTATGCAGCAGTAGGAGCAAATGGGCTGAATGCTTGGACAGCCATAGCTCCTGTAGGAGTTACGGTAAATGCGTTAGAGCTATTGTCTACAAACCTGTTTGATTGGCAGGTAAGTAATGACGTTCCGCTAATTGCTGTTAATGGTGTCGTACTTGGCGTGAACGCTGACGTATAAACAGCCGTTCCTTTAACAACACGCGCATTGGACACATACCCTTTAATAGCATAATCTGTATTGTTTGTTAACATCCCAATTACAGGCGACGAAGATGCCGTCCAATCATTTGCATCTGTTCCAGTGGCTTTTACAACGCCATTGACATAAATGTTGGTATCGTTAGTAGCAGTGCTACTTCTTACGTAAGCAAGGTGACACCATGTATTTAGAGGAACGTCACCAGCACTTCCTGTCAATACTGCGCCAGTACCAAATTTTTCTATACTGACAGCGCCTGTGTTTTTTATATACGCAAGAAATCCTCCGCTACCGCCCTGAGAGGCAAAAAATAAAGTTTCGTTTGTGGCTCTTGCGTTTAAATATATCCATCCTTCTACTGTGTACGCTCCTGTGCCCCATGCAAAGGCTGTATTAGAAGGAAACGATAAATATGTTGATGCTGTCCCATCAAAGAAGTTAGACCAGCCCGTCTGACTAAACGGCGTAAACGTACCCTGCGTAGTATTACCGTTGCGAGTAATGCTAAAGTTATTAGTGCTAGAGTCTAAGAACGTATTGTTCTGCGCTCCGTTAGTCGCCGTTGTGTTTAGCAACAATGTTGTTAGATTGAAGTATGGATCGGGAGGAGAAACAACTCCTGCTGCCGCCATTGCTTGCATTAACTTTGTATAAGCAAACATCTATTAACCCCTATTAAGGTACATATCCCTGTGCATAGTTGCCGTACCAGTTTGAACCATCGGCAGCAAACGTCAATATGTCCAAGCGATTTGCAACAGCAGTAATGGTAGGAGCAGTATTGCCAACAAACTTAACTCCGGTAAACGTAGCCGTATTAGTGCCAGCACCCGTCTTCAAAAACAAAATAAACGACTTACCCGCTGTGTTGCTTGGCATCGTAAACGTACATGTAGCCGACAAGTTAGCTGTGATGATGGTGCTGTTTGCGATGTTTAAAGTAAAAGCACTACCAGTATTTACATAACCAGTAGTAATACCTTCTGTATATGCGTTGAACTGCGAGCTAACTAATGTTGAATTGCTGACAGTTATGCCATTAGCAGATCCACTAATAATGGTTACATTCGTACTTGTCAGCCCGTTAGCTGTACCACCATTGATAGTTACATTACTAAACGAAGAAGCATTTGATGTGATGTTGTTTATGTTGCCGCTAGTGATACTGACGTTTGTAAACGTAGAAGCGTTTGATGTAACGCCATTTATGGTGCCGCTAGAAATAGTGACATTTGTTAACGTCAGTGCGTTAGCTGTACCACCATTAATAGTCACATTACCCAACGACGAAACATACGTTATTACGTCATTGATGTTTGTGCCGTCATTAAACACAATCGTGCTTCTACCCGCAGGCAAAGTAAATGCTGTGCCTGTCGGCGACGCGTTCGTACCGTTGGAAATGATGACTGAGTTGGACAGACCGTTTGTTACTAGGTACTGTTTCTCAATCGCAGGCACAAACAATGTCTGTACGCTGGAAATTGTTCCAACTAAATTTAATCGTAGATTACGCGCAGCTTGTGTAGCGTTGGTATCTGTTAGTGCTATCGCCGCGTTCGAGCTGGCAAAAGTGACGTTGGAAGAACCAGTGATAGCTTCTTCAATAGCCGTTCCAAGGTTGGTGTTTGTGGTATTACCCCACGTACCAGCCTGGTCGCCAGTGCCAATTAACTCAATCTTTAGGCTGCTATATGTGCTTGCCATGATTCTTCCTTACTAATAAGTATTTATGAGTGACCAATCTTCGGTAGTTCCGGTTTCAATTAGCTCCCACAACCGCCTTCTATTCACACTATCTTGCGCATTAACCGCTTCATTAATTTGTTGAGCGAACACACCATTAGGGAAAACTAAATCTATTACGTTGCCCGTCTCACTAACAGTTACAACAAAAATTCCTAACGTACTTAATATGCTCTCTGCATTAACCGTTTCATTAACCGTCACAACAAATGTTGCATTCGATCTTGTAGCGTCAGTAATTACTGCTTCTTCATTTACAACACTAATTATTGCAAATGATGTTTCTGAGCTTGAATCATCTACAATAGCAGCCATTTCTGAAACAGTGCTAAGTACAGGGGCAGCTATATTTCCAAGCGACGCATCAGCAATATTGGCTGACTCAACAATAGAAACTGGTATATCTTCGCTAGGTCTTGCAACTACATCAGCAATAATAGCTGTTTCAGACACACTAACTTCAACAGCAGGTACATACGCCACCGTATCAGATGCACTTACTAAACCACCGTTACCTAAACCCCATACATCAGAACCCCAAGCGCCTAACCCCCAACCTGCGTTGGAGATTACTGGGTAGTAAACCGAGCAACCCCACGCCGCAGGCTCACCCCAGTTGCCACTGCTATAGCCGCCATCGACTTGGGCCACACATTACCCCGCAGAAACAAGCTGATCTTCCGTGAACCAACGCTCGTGTGCTACGCCATCCGTAGTCCACTCTATTAGGTAATAAACAGTACCGTCCTCGTCCATACGCATCTTAACGATTGGGCCTTCTGGCAGAACAGTCTTAACCTTAACTACATCACCTTTTTTAAACATCTTTATCTCCTATTAGGTCGCGTCAAGGTTAAACGAGTATGTAACCAGCAAAACGTCGCCGCTTACTACAGTACGATCACCAGGAGATTGGAAGTCTGATTCCGAGAACAACAAACCTGAAGTTCCTGTCGCTACATTCGTTAAGAACGCGCCAGCAATAGTGGCATTAGCATTCATGGTAAACGATGCAGTAGAAGACGAGTTGTTGATGTTCGATGGATCATTCAACGTAGCTGTACCAAACGTCGCTGCTTTACGATTGCCGCTGTAGTTGGTGTTCTCAGTCCAACCTGCGTGAGATGCCAACGTATCGCCGCCAGAGAATGTAGTAGAAGCAGATGTGCCGTTAACCAGACCAACATACCAAGCAGCGGTATAAGCAGATCCACTAAAGAACTTAGTGTTCATGTCTTGCAAACCTGTATTTACTACCAAGTTAGATGCAATGCCTACCCACTTTTCGTTGTTGTCTTTATCCAAGCAGGTAACAGTAAATGCACCGCCCGCCGACGTCCCTTCAACAAAACCAGTCTTACGTGCAGTTGTGCCTGCAACAATTTCACTGGATTTAGAATTTTCAATACCCATGATTACTCCTTACGTTATACGAATTAGCGCACTGGACTCTGTGTCAGGCGGCAAAGTTACTGTAAATGTGTTGTTGCCAGTTTGAATCTTGTCAGAACCAAAGTCCAATACTGCTATCGAGGCGTTCGATTTTGTTGCGTTATAAATCAATGCGCCCCTAGTTGTAAACTGAGCAGGATTCCAAACCACATTGCTAAAGCTTACATACACTGTATTGCTACCACTATTGATGGTCACGTTAGACAGCGTTTCACCGCCCGCAGTGTAGCCAGTACCACTAATCTCATTACCTGTTGTGTACGCCGTAGTATCCTGATCTAACGTAGCAAAAGCGGTGTACAGCGCCATCTTCAAAGTATCTGATGCGACGTTCTGCTTGCCGTTCAGCATGTCAACCTTGAAGCTTGTAGTCAGTCCTTGGTATATCGTCATGTGACTCTCACCCTAGTCTGACCACTTCTATAAGAATCTTGCCTTTCCATCCCGTCACCGAGACGTTTCAACTGACCTAATGCTTCGTTGTACTTTGCTTCTACATTGGCGATTAAATCCTGCTCGCCCTTCATGTACAGGTAAGCCTCGCGCAAGGAGCCATACAACAGCGCTGGATCATAGTTGTCACCAAGCCAAGTTGTGCCAGCAGTCACAATAGATTCTGGATAATAGTAGTAATGCAGTTCTGCCGTATATGATGCGTTCGGCGTAGGGCCAAGTATGAATGTTAATTCATTTGACACAGTATTACTACTTACCGCTGGGCCAAAAATAGCGTAGTACGAAGGCAATCCTGTGTCTGCGGGCGTGGGGTATGCTTCACGAATGTAGTTCACATCCTTGTTTAACAGGTAGTGGAATACCTCATTTGCAGTACCGTAGTTCTCAATAACCGCCATCGAATATACCGACAGAAAGTCCAGCGGACAGGGCAAATACTTGTTACCAGTAGTCAATACGCCAGTTCTATTCGCACGTAATGACGGAAGCTGAACAGTGTTATAAATACGCTCCTCAGCCTGTTGTACAAACGTAGGAATATAAGACTCAAACTCGGCCTCATAGTTCTCCGTGTACGACTGAATTGCGGCTTTTAACTGAGTGTAGTTCATTGATAACTTATTCTTAGGTCACTGTAAACTTAAGCCATCGGCCCACGACACATCACACCCTTGGTCGCCGCACCAGCACCGCGCATCTTGATGCCGTCAGTCTTAGCAGGCTTTGTATTGCCCTTGCTCAGACCAGCAACAGAGATGTTCATGTTGTCCATAACTTTAGCGCCAGTGGTGTAAGCAGAGTCAGCCTGAATGCTAGTAGCTTTACCACTCATATCATGAGGGGCAGCATACACAGCAGCCTGACCTACTTCCTTACCCTTAACCTTCTGCGAGAACTTAGCCATTATCGACCTCTTCCGTTGGATTTCTGGTTCATAGCGCGAGCCATAT